CCAAGGTGCGGGCTCTGTATTCGCAGATCATTGGTCGCGGCACGCGGATGTATGGCGGCAAGGACCACTTGCTGGTGCTCGATTTCCTCTGGCAGGCCGAGGAGCACAGCCTGATGCGGCCGGCCAATTTGATCGCCGAAGACGAGGCGGATGCGAAGGCACTCACGGAAAAGCTCGGTGGCGAGGGCGACCTCGAAGAAGCACGCGAGGAAGTGAATGCGGATCGCACCCGATCACTCACCGAGCGGCTCAGCCAGAACCGGACACGGCGCGGCAGCGTGCTCGATCCCCTGGAGCTCGCCGTCACGCTCAACGAGGCGGCCCTGGCCGAATACGTCCCGACCATGGCATGGCAGGCACAGGCACCCACTGCCAAGCAGCTCGATGTGCTGCAGAAGTTCGGCCTCAACACCATGAGTATCCTGAGCAAGGGGCACGCGTCGATGATTCTCGACCGCCTCATCTCCCGCCGCCAGCTCGGCCTGGCGACGCCGAAACAAGTCCGCGTGATGCGCCGCTACGGCCACAAGCGCCCGGAACTCGCCACGTTCGAGGAGGCAAAACAATTCCTCGATGCCCGATTTGCCAACCGCTGATCACTCACCCACAAGATGCCAAAATACCGATCAACCGGGCTAGCTCTGCCCCGGCGCACCCTCGACTACCTGCAACGCGGGGCAAGTGAGGGCATGCGCAATGCAGAACTCTTCGATGCAGCCTGTCAGTTTCGTGACGCCGGCCACGCGCTGGAAGATGCGGAAGGCCAACTTCTCGCCCGCGCACTGGCCGACGGGCTGACAGAATCCGAGGCGCGCCATACCATCCGCTCGGTCTATGCGCGGACCTCCAGGGAACCGCTAGGGGCGTCCGGGCCATTGCCTGCCGCATCGCCACCTGTGCCACGACGTGCCATGCCATCGCCGGTCCGGCACGAGCGGTCCACGATGGCGCTGCCGGTCACCATCGACGATGGATTTGTTAGGCTGATCGACTCGTGCTTCCAGCCTGATGAATTCGTCGCCATCTCACCGGCGGCGGAGAACGAAGAGGGCGAGATCGTTCCGCGCCGTGGTGTCACGCTCACCACGAGCGAGTGGAAATCCAAAGTGGCAGCGAAGGGCGGCATCGACCGCGTGTTCGGCACCAAGCTCGGGTTGTTTCTCCGGATCAACCCGATGGCCAAAGGCGGGGCGAAGAACGAGGATGTGACCGCGTTCCGCCATGTGCTGGTCGAGTTCGACCGCGATGAGGCCGGCAAGCTGATCCCCAAGGAAGAGCAATACCATGCGGTCGTTGCCAGCGGCATGCCGGTGGCCGCCTTGATCGACTCGGGCAACAAGAGCCTGCACGCGTGGATCCGGGTGGATGCTCCGGACGAGAAAGAATACAAGCGCCGGGTCGAAATCATCTGGGGCTGGTTTTCCGGGATCAACCTGGACAAGCAGAACCGGAATCCCTCACGCCTGTCGCGTTGTCCTGACGGCTGGCGCACGGTCGATGGCGATGTTCGTCGTCAGGCCTTGCTCGCGCTCGAATTCGGCGCGGAATCATGGACGGCATGGGAGGCAGCACACTCGAATTCCGACCTGCCGCCGATTCTGCCCGGTCGTGCCTTCATGGGCCAGCCGGAACCAGAGCCGCCGCAGCTCGTTGATGGTGTTCTCCATCAGGGTGCGAAGATGGTGTTAGGTGGCCCGTCCAAGGCACGCAAGAGCTGGTCGTTGATCGACCTGATGCTCTCGGTGTCCACCGGCACGCCGTGGTGGGGATTTCCGACGCGTCCCGGCCGCGCCTTGTATCTCAACTTCGAGCTGCCTGCTTTCGCGCTGCAATACCGGATTACCCGGATCGCGGCGGCGAAGGAAATCGAGGATTTCACCGGATTCGACATCTGGAACCTGCGCGGCCATGCCACCGACTTCTCTGCACTCATTCCCAAGATTCTCGGCCGTATCCGCGACACCGGGTATTCCTTGATCCTGATTGACCCTATCTACAAGGGCCTCGGCGCACGGAATGAAAACGACGCCGGCGACATCGCCAGCCTGCTCAATGAAGTCGAGCAACTCGCGGCGAAGTCCGGAGCAGCAGCCGTCTTCGGCGCGCACTTCTCCAAGGGCAACCAGGCGGGCAAGGAGTCCATCGACCGGATCGGCGGGTCAGGTGTGTTCGCCCGCGACCCCGACGTGATCCTGACCATGACGCCTCATCAGGAAGACGACGCCCATGTCATCGACCTCACGCTGCGCGCCCTGCCTCCCGTCAAGCCGTTCGTCGTCCGCTGGTGCGAGTCTATCTTCATCACCGACCGGAACGCCGACCCAGCCCAGCTCAAGGCTCCTCAGGGCAATCCCAAGAGCGAGAAGGCGAAGGCGACCTACAAGATGGGCAGCGCGGCTGACCGCTACGCCAGCGCCGTTGAAACCATGCCGCCGCTCGCCAATGGCAAGGTCCCCCAGGAATCAGCCGTGCTGGCCTATGTTTCAGACCGGATCGCTGAGATCGACGGCGACTGCACGCTCAAGGAGGCACAGAGGGTTTTCCACTGCCTCGCCAACATGCGGAAGGGATCACCCTTCGTTTTCGATAAAGCAACCCGCCTATGGAGGGGGAGTCGTCATGGAATTTGAACCCGTCATTTCAGCAGGGTTTGCACCCCGGATTCAAATTGGTTTGAACCCGTTTGAATCCGTCGTATCTAACGGAACAGCGCGGCTTATAAGCAACAAGCTGATTAGCATGCTGATTGGCATGATGATGGTTTACCTAAAGGTAAACAGAGCGCGAATCGGTAAACCGAGATTCGCGCGCTCTGGTTCTCCCTTTCAGGGACCAGAGCCATCAGTTTCAGATCGGCTGAAAGGAGGTTCAAAATGAACTCCAACGACTACGCCAAAAAGCAGGCGAAGAAGGATGCCGAATACGAACGTGAATACGAGACCTGGGTGAAGTCCATGACCCTCGAAGAACGTCGGGAGGCGGAGAAGCTTGGTCTGCTCAAACCCTGCCTTCAACGCCACGGCAATGGTTCGCCGGACCACGACATGGCCGAATCATCGCGAGCCAGTCACACGCCGGACATCGCAGCATTGGTCGATCACGATGAGGATGCTCAAGAGGAAGTGATCGCGGCAGGCATGGCCGAGGCGAACCGGATTCTGCGGCACCTTGTTGCCGACCTCATCGACGCGGAAAACATGCGACTCACCATCGAGTGTTTGGCGGCCTCACTCGGCCTCAGCGCCTACAATGGTGAGAGCATGACGTCCATCGCCAAACGATGCGGAGTGACCCGTGCGGCAGTCAGCAAGCGCTGCGTTGACATCACCAAACGGCTGAAGGTTCTGCCGTCGAGAGCAATGCGCAGCGAGAAGGCACGCAAGATCTACCAGAAGGCTCAAATCAAACAGCACCTCAAAAACAATCCATGAACACTCTCGCAATCAACGACCCGAAGTTTGCCATCACTTCTACTGGCATCAAATTCAACGAGGAACTCAGTTTCGAAGAATGGGACGAGCTGGGCCAGAAACTTGCACCCGTTGGCAAGTCTATCGGCTTCATTATCGGCGACTGGATCAACTATGGAGAGAATCGATGGGGCGACAAATACGAAGAAGCTTTGGGACGCACCGGAATGGCCTACCAAACTCTTGCCGACTTCGCTTATGTGGCGCGGAAAGTGCAATTTTCGTTCCGGAACGAAAAACTCGATTACACGCACCATCGAGTTGTCGCCAAGATCAAGGATCCCGAAGAACAGCGGCATTGGCTTGAGATGGCCGTGCAACACAAGCTGGGCAAACGACGACTCCAGAAGTCGATCAACTTTGGGCGACTCGCCACCGAACAGGAAGTCGCGGGTGATCCACACGATAAGCGCCATACGACCTACCTCTCGCTCTTGAACAAGATCCGCCGTTGGTGGCAGGAGCAGACTGAGACAGCCCCAGTCGATGAGTGGGACGAAGAACGTCGGCAGGCACTCAAAGAGGACTTCGAATTCGTGAAGGACATCTACGAAGCACTCTAACCAAACGCAGGGAGGGACGGTCCCAGGCGAGCCTCATACTCTCGCCCCTGCGGGTTCAACTCCCGCCCCTGCAACCACTCACCCCATCATGACCACACCAATCCAGCGACTTACGCGTCTCCTCAATGAAGGGGCGCGGTTCATGGTTGAACTGCCAGGGCAAACGTCCATCGACCTCACACCGGACGTGATTGCCGCGATGGCACAGGCTCAAACCTGCAACGTGCAGTGCGCCAAGATAACGATCACGATTGAAGCGAATCGAAGGGGCGAAGAGTAATGCAGATGACGTTCGACATCTTCGAAACGAAATCCCCGGGCATGGGCATTGGCGAAGAGAGCTGGAGGCCCATCACTTACGCCCCGGGATACGAGGTTTCGACGTTTGGTAAGTTTAGGCACCTAATCAGAGGTTCGCTCAAAGGGACGAAAGCTCACAACGGATACATCCACATCGGTCTGATGATCGATGGCTATCAGAAGTGGATGTTGGCACACAGGGTCGTGGCCATGGAATTTCTGGAAAATCCGAAGAGCCATCCCGTGGTCAATCACATTGACGGCAACAGGGAAAACAACCGTGTCGATAACCTTGAGTGGGCAAGCAGATCCCACAACGCCCGCGACATGTGGGCACGAAAGAAGGGGCATGTCTGAGAACGGCCTGAACCGAGTAGGGAGTCTTCTAGCCGTCCAGACTGCTGGCGGGGATGTTCCGACCCTCATTGAATTTACGTGATAAATTGTTTTCGCGTTTCCCACATAACGGACGCTCGGGACGTTGACTCCGGACGCCAGGGAAATGGCTACATCCCGCTTGGAATCAAGGTTTCTGCTACTCTGGAGGGTGGCGCAAGGTCCGCCCCTGGAGCGGGAAGTGAGGTTCCATGCTTCCCGTTTGTGGCGCGCCGACTTTGCACATGTTGCAAGCCGCACGCTGATCGAAATTGAGGGCGGGATTTTCCAGCGCGGAGCTGGTCGGCACAACCGCGGACCGGGTTACGCCAAGGACGCCGAGAAGTATCTCGAAGCCGTGTTGGCGGGCTGGACCGTCATCCGGCTGACTGAAAAGCAGCTCGATCTCGACTTCATCGAGCGCATCGTCGCGTGGATCAATACTCCTCGGGGAGCATGACACACGTCGAGGCCCGGTCCCATTCAGTGATGATGTAGATGCGTCGGCCTCCGCCGAGCTTGTAGTGGCTGAGGATGCGGTCGCCGTGGATCAGGGCATCCTCGTTCGCCTGCTTGTCGCATTCGTCGAGATCACCCCAATCGCCGCAGTGGTGGCGGTGCATGTAGGATGCCAGGTCGATTCCGAGTGCCATCGCTCCGGGAGTTGCCACGGTTTTCCCGAGCGGGAAGCGCGGTTCCATGATTCGGTATGCCATGGCCGTTCAGTCGTTGGTGGTTCCCCATTCCGGATGGCGCTTGCCGGTGGCGATCAGGCCAGAGGCGAGCATGTCTTCGACCAGTGCCTTCGGCGGCCACTGGCGGTGCGGTTTTCCGGTCTGCATCTTGGATGCCCGTGCGGTGGCGCGGCAGTAGGACGGCAGGTCGGCTTCCGGGTTGAAGCTGTCGGCCCGCAGTTGGGTCATCAGGTCGGTGGCATCGACTGCGGAGAATGTCGCGCCGTCGATGGTGTGGTATTCGGTGTTCATGGTGGTCATTGTCATTGGTGGAAATCAGGCGGCCAGTTTTTTGGCGCGGGCGGTGTAGAATTTCGTCAGTCCCCTGGAGTCGATGGCTTGGAAGAACCACTTCATGCGGGGCATTCCCACGCCGTTGTCTTCGGGGCGGTTCCGGACTGCGGCGGCGGATTCGGCGGCGTCAAACATGCGGGCCATCAACCGCACCCAGTTGGTGATCTTGGCCGGATCGGTGGTTCCCGAGTGGTGGCGGACCTCCAGTGTTTGGTGGCGGAAGTAGGATTGGATGTTCAACTTCCGATAGCGGCAGGGGTAGAGCTGCTTCATCTGGTCCATGTTCTTGCAGGCGTCGATCTTGCGGAACATCTGGGAGCATTGGACCCGGTGATTCCCGGCGTCGATGATGCTGTGGTCGAGGTTCGTGCGGCAGTAGGTGTTGTTGTTGCCCCGGCGTGACTGCGGCTGGAAGGTGTCCAGAACGTCCTCGAATTTGAGCCAGAGTTTGAAGAGGTTCTTCACCGCTTTGAGATTCATCGTGCGGGCGTCGAAATGGACATGAAGTCCGCAGCGCTTGTCCACTTGCGCACCGGCGGCTTCCAGTGCGGCGGCAGCGATGCGGACTTCCTCGATACCGGCCTCGCCTTCGAGAACCGGTGAGACGAGTTCCAAACCGCAGGAGCCGTCGGTGACGATCTTCCAATAGGGCGTGGTGTCGTGGGTGTAGTAGGAGGATTCGACCCGGATGCCTGCGGCTCTCAGGCTCATGACGGCATGCTCTTTGGTGATGGTGGAGAGGAATTCAATCTCGACTCCGAAGCGGCGGGACATGGTCGGCGTTGTCATGGTTAATATCTGCCATGGTGCCACCTCACGTCCATGGCTAAGTGGAGTTAGAGAAAAAAAGACATAATTTCTCCGCATCGTTTCACTCATGAAACGTGCCAATCGAAACAGAATCAGAGTCTGCGGAATGACGCCTGATTGGCACGCATCGTGACGTTCATGCACCATGCCAATTCATCATCTAACTGGCATTCGGAACGGGACGAAAAAAGAAGAAAAATGACATGGACTCATGTTGTCAGACTGGCAGATGAGGGACGATGAAAGGGACTGCCCACACTGGAAATGACACCACCTACGTCACCGGAATGTTGGTCCTGATCCGCCCCGAGTGGGATGGAGACGACACGCTTCATGTGATTGCCGAATGGAACGGCGACCGCGGATTCATCCGGCCTGTCGAATGGCCGCACGGCGGGATCATCCCGACCGAACTCGTCACCGCTGAGATGATCCAACCCGCAACCATAAACCCCTGAAACCACCATGTACACCGCCAGTGAAATAGACGCCATGACCATCGAGGAAATCGAGCAAGTCGCCGAACTGCTCACCGATGAAGCCCGCGAGGAATGGGCTGCCGCCGGATATTCCGGCGAGTCCTACTGCAATCTCGGAATGAACGACGCCGAGAAATCCATCAACTCCCACTGAACTGACCAACCCCAACCAAACACCAACATGGACATCGAATACATCAAACAGCACCGCCGCCTGACCCTCGAATACGGACGCGGCGAAACCTATTGCTCCAACAAGCCGACGCTCTACGGCCACTCAACTTATGGCCGTAGCTCGGTTCTCGCCGGTCGTCCCCGCCGGGTCTTCCTCGAAAGCTGGGACGATCTGGACATCGCCCGCGCCGAACTCAAGGCCGCGAAGATCCGCTACTCCGACCTTTGCGAGTCGGGCGGATCCACCCACATCCCGGTGGATGTCATCACCGCAGGACTGCCCGACGAGGACATCTAACTACAACCCCTGAGATCCCATGAAATCTGAATCCGACATCCTCGATAAAATCCGCAAACTGCTCCGCCTGGCCGACCGCTCCCGGGGTTCCACCGAGAACGAAGCGAAGGTGGCGCTCGCCAAGGCGCAGGAATTGATGACCCGCCACAACATCGACTCGGCACTGCTCCGCATGGAGCGCGGCGAAACGGGCGCTGGGTCGTTCACCGTCAACAAGGGCAAGGTCGATCTGCCGAAGACCCTCAACCCGGCGGACATCATGATCCTGTCGCTGCTCCAGTCGCACTTCAACGTGAAGACGATCCTGATGCCCGATGGTCGGGGAACACCCGTGGACATCATTGGTGCCGCCGCCGACATCGACTTCGCCATCTACGCCTTCAACTTCCTGCGGCAGACCTTCTTCCGCTGTTGGAACGAGTTCAAGCGGACCCATGCCAACCCGGACAAGGCATCCTACTACCGGGGACTGCGCGACGGGCTGAACTCCGAACTCAAGGCGGCGAAGCAACGCGCCGAGCAATCGTACGCCGCCGACCAGCGCCAGGCATACGGACTGGTGGTCGTCGATCAGGAGGCGGTCATCACCCGCTACGTCGCCGACCACTACGGCAAGCTCCGCAACCGTTCGCAACGCCGCCGCAGAGTTCATTCCGGCAGTTACGTCGCCGGAGAAACCAAGGGTCGCACCATCCAAATCAACCGCCCACTACCATCATGAAGACCATCCAACAGAAAGACGAAAAAAGACATGGACGTGCCCGATCAGACGGGCAGATGAGGGATGCTATGACAACAGCATCCATCCCTAACAACTATCTGAACAAGGCGATGCAGCAAAGCATTCGCGGACTTGAGAAAGACGGCTTCACCGCCCGGCGCATCCTGCCGGTCGATCTGATGGCCGGCATCCATGCCCGCGAATTCCGAGCCGACTTCGCCAAGCAAACTCCCACCGGACTGCTGGCGTTCAGCGTCCGAATCGACACCGACGGCAACGTCACCAACACCAAACCATAACCAAACACCACCATGAACAAGCTGTATTACATCGTCTGCGACGACAAGGAAGCCAACGTATTCGAAGGTCGCTACCAAGGCCGCACACGCGGCGAAGCATTGAAATTCCTCAAGCAATCCCTCGGGCGCAAGACGCTCAACGGACTGGTATTCACCATCACCGAAATCCCGGTGCCACTGATCCGCGAGATTGTCGCGGAAATCCTAGCCGGGGGCGATGGCAATGTCACGCCAGCCGCGAACGTCGTGCCACTCACCCGTCCAGAACCCGAGGCCAGCCCGGGACGTTACGACGCGTTCGCCGACACTGCTGAGCCCGAACCAACGCCCACTAAGACCACGCCACCCAAGGCCAAGGCGAAGGCATCCAAGCCCGCCAAGAAGGTCGGCAATCCCGGCCACGGCGACGATCGCTGGTCGCAGGTTAAAGCCTACTGGCTCGAATGCCGCAGCGTGAAGCAGACCGCCGAGCACTTCGGACTGTCCCCCAACTCGATCAAGACCCGCAGTCGGAGGGAGGGCTGGGGCAAATGAGCGCACCCGACTGGACACCGGCAATCGGCGGGGGAGCGAGCGTCTGCCATTACTCCGACCGGACCGCCTGCACGGTGATCCGCATCAGCCCCAGCGGCAAAACCATCTGGATGCAGGAGGACACTGCTGTTCTCGACGACTGGAAACCCGAGTTCGTCGCCGGTGGATTCTCAGGCCATTGCGTGAACAACACCGAGCAGACCTACAAATACTCGCCCAATCCCGAAGGTGCCGTTCATCGCGCCAGTCGCCGCAAGGATGGTTGGTTCCGCACTACCAACGGCGAGCCGGTCATTCCCGGCCGCCGCCAATTCCATGACTACAACTTCTGATGAAGGTCGCAGTCGAAAAATACCGCAAACCCGATGGCTACGCCACGCGCTACTGGTCGGTGATCGTCGATGGCGAACTGCTCGCCGTCACCCTCTACCGCAAGGGCGCTGAGGCCGTCGCCAGGGCCATCACCACCCCCAACCAAGATCCCCATGTCACAACTCTTCAAGATTCTGCCGAACCCTACACTGCGCCCTGCAAGCTCTCCGCTGGCGTGGCGACCTACCGGACCCGATGACCTCTGCGGCCCCGCCGCCACCGTCGCCCGCCGACTCGTCGCCAAGGCACGCAAGCTCCACGATGATCCCGCCGTCCCGGTGAAAATCCTGCTCTACGGCCCGCCCGGCGTTGGCAAGACCAGCATCGCCGACATGGTGGCCGGCGCACTGTCCGGCACGCGCTTCGCCATCGAGGAATTCAACGGCAAGCTCGTCACCGTCGAAACCGTGAAACAGTGGATGGGCACGCTGGGTGTCTGCTCCCTGTTCGGAGTCTATTCGGTGAAGATCATCAACGAAATGGACCGCTGCACGCGGGACGCACAGGACTTGCTCCTGAGCTATCTCGACCGTCTTCCACCAGGGCGGGCGGTGGTCGGAACCAGCAACCTGCAGCTCGACCTGCTCACCGAGCGGTTCCAGACGCGCTTCCAGTCGATCAAGCTCGCCGCTCCGTCCACTGAGGAAATCGCCACGATGCTCCGCCGTCACTGGCCGGTCGATGAACAGACGTCATTGCGGATCGCGGTCGGCAGCGGCGGATGTGTCCGGGCCGCGCTGGCAGATCTGGAATCCTGGCTGGATGCGGAGGGGCTATCATGAAGGCCCGAATCCATCAGATCACCTTCGACCGCTGTGGTCGTCTCGCCCGCGCAGTCTTCCGCTACCGGTCACCCGACATGCGGCGGGAAACACCGGTCACCGTCGAATGGCGCGACGTGGCCGGCAGCCGCGAATGGTTTGCCCTCGGATGGTGCCCGCCGGATGCGTGGAAAGCGATCCTCCCACTGCTTGCGCAAGTCACCCATGCCGTTGACACCATCCAAAGCGACGATGACGGATGATTCTCCCAAGGCCCGCACACTCGCCAATGGCATCGAAGTCTGGTGCAGTTTTGATAAACTCGTGCCGGTGGGCGAACTGAAACCCAATCCGCGCAACCCGAACACGCACCCGCAGCGGCAGATCGAACTGCTCGCCAAAAACATCCGCTACTTCGGATGGCGGCAGACGATCACCGTTTCCAATCTCACAGGCCTGATCGTTTCCGGTCACGGTCGCCTGATGGCCGCCAAGCACCTCGGTGTCGAGGTCGTGCCTGTGGACTATCAGGATTTCGCCAGCGAGAACGATGAACTTGCCGTGCTGGTCGCTGACAACCGGCTGGCCGAACTTTCCACGGTCGATCTCAACGAACTCGAAAAAATCGCCAGCGAGTGGAAAGCCATCGACTTCGATACGATCCTCGCTGGCTTCGAGCCTGCCGACATCGAGGGCCTGCTCAATCCGGGCGGCAATGACGATGACGAGGATGACGACGACCGCCACGACAAGGAACTCGACAAGAGCGACGTCACTGTCGCGGTCGGCCTCTACCGGTTCCGCATCACTCAGGATGAATTCATCGCGTGGTGTGACCGCGTGAAACAGGACGCCGGCTTCGACAAGGAAAGCGTGCTCAACGAAATCCGCAGCCGCCTCGGACTATGAACATCACCCTCGAATCCATCGACGCGGTGCGTCCCAGCACCTACAATCCACGGTCGGCGGTTGCCGAGCGTCTTGACCTGATCGAACTGTCGCTTCGCAAGCTCGGTTTCATCGCGCCGATCTTCGCTGACTCGGACGGCGAGATTCTTTCCGGCCACCAGCGCCACCTCGTCGCATCGCGCATGGGTGCCACGCACGTTCCTGTTTCCCGGACCAAGGCGCTCGACCTCGACCAGCGCAAGGCGCTCAACATCGTGTTCAACCGGGCGACCAACGATTTCGATTTCAACAGCACACCGGGCAGGGTCACCAGTGAGTTGCAATCACTGGACATTCAGGCTCTCGCCGCTCGGATTCCCGACAAAGAGGTCGGCAGTGATGGATTCCTGCGCTGCCTCAAGCCTGCGGAAGTGAGCGTGAAGGATCTCTGCAAGGTGAACTCGGGCCGCTGGATCCAGTATGCCCGCAACCTCGCCCGCACGCTGCATCGCCACGGCATTCTCATGCCCATCGTTTGCCGCGAGGATCTCACGGTCATCAACGGAATAGGTCGTCTGGAAATGCTGGCAGAAAAAGGTGCGGCATTTGCTCCGGTCGTGTTCGTCACCGAGGAGGAAGCGGAATTCGCCCGGGCCATGATGAATCTGCTCTCGATGGACTTCGACATCCACACGCGCTATGCCGACATGCTTCGGTTCAATTCGTTCCGCCGCGCACGCCGCGTCCGTCGCGAACTTGGCAACGGCTTCATCTTCGCCACGCACGGCGCGAAGCCATGCAAGGATTTCGACATCGGCAAAGCATCCGACCGCGCCCGCTGGACCAAGGAACATGGCTCGACGATTCTCGACTTCGGTGCCGGCCACCTGACGGAAACCTTCCTTCTGCGCCAGGCCGGGATCGACTGCACCCCGTTCGAACCGTATCGCCTTGGACCAGGGGGCATCAACAAGGCGGAGAGTGTGGAACTGGCACGCGCCTTTCTAGCCGAAGTGGCGGCGGGCAAAGAGTGGACGAGCATCTTCATCGCCAGCGTGCTGAATTCCGTGCCGTTCCGTGAAGACCGCGAGCACATCGCCTGCCTCTGCGCCGCTCTGTGCAAGCCGTTCACCAAAGTCTATGCCTGTGCGTCGTCGGCAGGGGAGTCCGGCTGGCGGCAGGTAAATGGCAAGGCGTTCATGAATGAGTCTAACGCGGGTAACATCGCGTTCCGCCTCGACTACGAACCCGGCATCCGCATCGGTGATTTTCAGGACAAGCCCAAGGTCCAGAAGTATCACACCGTTTCGGAGTTCCGCGACCTCTTCGGCCCGTTCTTCCGTTCGGTGAAGGTCGATGACTTTTCCAACAACATCAACGCAGCCTGTGCGTCGGCACGTCCCGTCGATCCAGCCCGCCTGCGTGCGGCCATCGAGTTCGAATTCAACCTGCCCTATCCGGACGGCACCCGCATGGAACTCGTGCAATGCGCCATGGACTCTTTCTCTCAACGTCTTCAGATTACCCTATGATCATCCTGCTAGATCTCAATTACACGCTGGTGGCGAACTCGCCCAAGCACGGCACCACGCCCGAGCGCATGGAGAAGCGACTGGCCAACGAGCAATACCGGCAATGGCTGGTGGAACTTGTGCGGCCACACACCGTCGTGCTCATCACCGCCCGCCCGGAAACCTGGACGATCAAGACGCTCGACCGCATCGAGGAGCAGACCGGCTGGCGTCCCCAGGATGCGTGCTTCGCGCCTAAAGGTTGGTGGAATCCACCGGCAATCAAAGAGCATCTGCTGAAAAAAGACGTGTTTCCAATTCACGGCGATGACGCCCGCTACCTCGCCATTGAGAGCAACCCTCGGACTCGCGAGATGTATGCGAAGTTCTCCATTCCCTGCTTATGGGTGACGGCGGAAGGCACCTGCCTGACCGAAGGGACGCGGATCGTCAAACGACTGCCGCGTTGACATCCGCCACGCGGGCATGAGTGAAGCCCAACGTGACGAGGTGATTCCACGCGGAGCCTGGCAGTTCGATCAGGAAGTGACTGCGGTGTTCGACGACATGCTCCAGCGGAGCATCCCGCAATACAACGCGATGCGCATGGTGACCTTTGAGGTTGGCCGGCGCTTCGTGCAACCCGGCACCACGATCATCGACATGGGATGCTCCCGCGGCCAGGCGCTCCTGCCGTTCGTTTCCAAGTTCGGAGCGGACAACGATTACATCGGCCTGGAAATCAGCGAGCCGATGATCGACGCGGCGCGGCAGAACTTCTCGTATCACCCTCACGGCAATCGCGTCACCGTCCAGTCTGCCGACCTGCGCCACGAGTTCCCTGGTGTGACATCCAGCCTCGTGCTCTCGGTGCTCACCCTGCAATTCACCCCCATCGAATACCGCCAGCAGATCGTGCGGCGGGTCTTTGAGTCACTGGCACCCGGCGGCGCGTTCATCCTCGTGGAAAAGGTTCTTGGTGCCACCGCCAAGCTTGATGAGGCGTTCGTGAACCTGTTCCTCAACATCAAGCGCGAGAACGGATACAGCGACGAGCAGATCGACCGCAAGCGTATGTCGCTCGAAGGCGTGCTGGTGCCTGTCACCGCTCGATGGAACGAAGAGCTTCTGCATCAGGAAGGCTTCACCTCGGTCGATTGCTTCTGGCGGCACCTGAACTTCGCCGGGTGGGTGGCGGTTAAACCATGATGCACCTCCATCCTTGAGCTTGTTGCGACACCGGTGATTCTGTAGTTTTCCGTCCTGTGACCCCGAAGTTCAACGAAATGGCCAAGGTGCGCGTCCGTTACGAAAACGGATCACAGGAAGGTTATGTCGTGGCCATCAAGCAGCAGGAAGGTCACTGTCTCTACAAGGTTTCCCATCCAGATCAGGAGGATTCAGCCGAAACTTGGGACAACTGGGTGCCGGAAGAGTGGCTTGAAGAAGCGAGGTAATTGCCGTCCCGGTCTTTATCTCCCGCTTGACACCCGCCATGCGGCGTGGAGCCGAAAGAACTGTCACCAGACATCGCGGGTAGAATCCTCGACGCCGATTTTCAAAACATCGTGAAGAAGGTTGCGGCGGGCAAACCGCTCACTGTGGCTGAGCGGGCCCGCATCGAATCCCGGGCGGCCGGTAGCGTGGAAACGATGGCCTACACCAAGACGCTCGTCGAACTGGCCGCCGTGCTTGGTGTTTCACGCCGCACGCTTTCGACCTGGCAGAAGCTGGAGGGGGCACCGAAGGCACTATCTAACGGCATGTGGCCAGTGGCAGACTGGCGCGAGTTCGTCCGGCTCCGCGGTTTGAATGCCGGTCGTGTACCGGTCGGCAACGAGGAGGCACTCAAGGCCCGCAAACTCTTGGCCGAAGTGGAGGAACGTGAGCTGCGAATCGCGGTGAAGAAGGGCGAATACGTCCCACTCACCAAGGTCCGCGAGGAATGGATCGGCCTGGTCGCCCAGGCGTCATCCATCATGCGGGCAAAATTCGAGAATGAGCTTCCGCCCGTCCTTTCCGGACTCGACGCCACCGGCATCCAGCGGGAATGCCGCCGCGCCATCGACGAAGTCCTGCGATGTCTCCACGAAGGCTGATGGGGTGTTGACGTTGGCGGCAAGGGCATGAGTGTCCTCAAGGAAATCTGGCGCGAGGCGTGGCAACCGCCCGACCGTCGCCCCGCTTGGCAATGGT